GTTGTTACCATATATCCTCCTTATAAAGCGAGGTTAATAAATTACCCACTCCATAGCACATGGCAGTGGGTTTGAGTTATGAGGTTTTCACTATGAACAACCTCAGTCGCGCCAACCTTCTCCTTTTAAGAGATGTTCGCAGCGATGTTTAAAAACTATCCAGATTAATTCTATAAATGAATCCGCAACATAAGTGCCAGATCCTTTAACGGTTAGTTTAAATTCTTTTTTCATAATCTATTTATATCGCAAGTCCAGAAATTCCAGTAGAAGGGCCCTTAGAAGGTTCAGATTTTACATCTGTTGAACCAAACCCACCTTCTCTTTCAGTTTTTTGTCCTGGTGCTTCTTTTACTTCCGTGAGAGAATATTTATAATTTTTAATTAATTCTCCTTGAGCATATCTAGTATTATTAAAAATTTGTCTGGCGGTGTTATTTGCATTATACAATATTAAATAACATGGATCTACATAATCACTATCGACTACTCCTTCTCCATTTCCTAACAATAATCCATCTCTTAATGCAACACTAGATCTTATATGAATTCTCACAGAATGATCTTTTGGAATATCAAAAGTCAGCCCTGTAGGAACTAACATACGCTCTTGTGGGTATATTAGTACATATATATTGCCTTGTGAATCTCTTTTAGTTTGTCTTGCTTGTTTTGCTTCTTTATCATCTAACCATAAAGATATGTGTCCATCATCAAAATGTGAATATATGTCAAAGCACGCAGAACCAGTAGTTCCAAATTCTGGACTTAAAATATTTTCAGACTCTTTATAGTATTTCAGACTCGGTATTGCCATCTTCACTCCTTCGCTTATTTCCAATATTATATTTTGGCATCAATGACCATTGATCCTTTTCCTTATAAGAAATTATTCTTAATTGATTCAATGATACTTTATCATCTTTTATTTTATCTACATCAACAATTTCTAATAATTCCCATTCTTCTAATAAACAAGCGATAGTATTTCTTCTCGCTTTATCATTTTCGGAAAAATTCGAAGGTTTACCATCTAAAGAAAATAATTCCTTAAAATGGACAATGTAGTACTTTCCTTGTTTATGGAGGATGTGACAAGATTGATAGAGGATTTTCTCTTTTTTCGACGCTATACCTATTCTGGTTAACGTCTCTTTAACTTTTAAGAAATCGTCTGGATTCGCCAATTCAATCTCAATTAAATCCTCGACAGTATTAAACATAATGACTCCCAATAGTATAGTAATTATATGAAATTATTTATAATTTACTTACTTTTGGTAGTTCCACCCTGTTCAAATGCTTGTTTTATTTCATTGTATTGATTATCAGATATTATATCAGATGCGTCCTTTGCCTTCTGATTAGAATAATTAAAATATTGTTTTATTGTTTCTATTCTTTCTAATTTTTCTGATTTAGCCCATTTTGAAAATCTTTTCTTTTTTCTAATAGAATATAATAAATAATCATTCTGCATCCTTTTGCTCGATTCATGTCTAAGATTCATCTCATTTGCATAAAGAACAGTATCAACAAAATAACTTAATCCTCTATTGATAATAAAAGAATTATAATCCTTTTCAATGATATTCTTATCATCATCTTTAAAAAGATTCTTTTTTCCAAAATTTATATCATTTATAAATTCAAATGGATTCATCATTATCCTTATAACAATAATATTCAGTTTGTCCATCCCACTCTAATTCTATTGTAGGATGATTTCTTAAATATTGTCTATATGGTGAAAATGTAATACCAACTCCCCACCCAATATGTTTCATAATTTCATTCTTACTTACTTTACCATGTCTATCAATAAATGTCAAGATTTTTTTAATTGCTTCACTCTTTTCTGTTACAGGAGTCAAACCAGTAGTCGCCTTATTAATCATATCATTATATGATTTGATTCTATTTGACCACGCCATCACATCTTTTGAATAATTTAAAGTAGCTGTTGCAAACATATTTCTATCATCCAGATCATTTAAATAATGATTCATTAAACTAACCAAGTCATCTTTTGTTTTAAATTTTCCTGACATATTCAGTGGTGAATCTAATCCACCAAACAATTCTGCATTTTCTTCACTCTCTTCATACAGATATGGTAATCCTTGTGCCATTCCATCTTGAGCGGATATAGCCCAGCGGTTTCCACATAAAATTCCAAGATAACTTTTATTTAATTTTGCTAAATAAGGTTCCTTTAATGATACCCCCTCTATGTCAAAATATTCCTCATCCTTTTTATCTGCTAAAGAACACCAGACAGTAAAATCTTGTCTCAATTTTCTTAACTCGCGAATCGCTTCTAGAAAAAATGGATAATTTCTATAATTATTTAAACGATGATTAAATACAATTGTTTTATTTGGCTCTTTACATATATCTTTCGCAATATCTTCATCATTTACACCAATATAATGTGGTTTCATAATAGAAGATAATTTCTTTATAGTTTCAGAATTAAACCACTGAGATGCTTCATTATTAATAATATTTCTTATTTGTGTTTGAGTATTTAATCCACACTCCAACATCTCCAATGTTCCTTGTAAATTATATGACAAATACGTTCTAGCATATTTTGCGAACTCTTTAGTTTCAGTCCAGTGACAATATCCAATAATTGGGAGTCTTCCAAAATGGGTAGCATTAGATAAAAAATTTGATATATTAACAGTCCACTCTGGCAATTGTGAAAATACAAAATCAAAATCTTTATGTTTCCAATCAACAATCTTCAACCACGCATTATGATCAAAGTATCCCCGCATTGAATTTGGATAAGTTGGTAATCTAAGATTGGTATATTGTACCACATTAGGAATATTCAAAAGACGAGAATATGCAGTAAGTGGAACATGCCAAATCAAATCATCTCTGATTTTATTAAGTTCTCTAACCAAATCTGAAAAAAACTTAACAAAAGAATCTTTATCAATATCTTTTTGGTATGTTATATTTGGTACAACTAAAACTTGATAACAGTCTCTTTTTATTTCAATGTCATCAAATAAACTCATCTTATTATATCAATTTTATCAATATTATCTAATGTCCAAAATTCTAAATCTTTTCTCAACCTACCATCTGCCTTTATATTTTCCCATCTTTTCTGAGCCTTCTTTTTCCACCAATTTACAATATTATCAAAATAAAAATTATCAAAATTTGGTTTTTTGATCAACTCACCAGTATTACCAAAAATATAATCTTTAGTATTTTCATACCCATAATCAGAAATATAATATCTTTTTTGAGTAGTAATTGCCATTTTCTCTTTAACAATTTTCAAAAGATTATTATATTTTTCTGTATCATATTTTTTTAAATGTTCTTTAAGAATAGAAAGTATTTTTCCTTGTGTGCGGAACTTTCTACTTGTTGGAATCGCTTGATCATCTTGAACCAATGGCTTTCCATCATTCTTCTCTTCAAGAAATACTCTTGTTTTCTTATACACTTCATCAGAAAGATTTAAAAGTAATTTACTTTCTGTATTACCTTTATGTCTAATATAAGGTTTCAATCCATCATACTGACTCATATTTTTAATTGAACCATATAATGATGTTGTTTCAAAAAACAATGCCTCCATTTCATCATATTTGTTATTTACAAATTCTCTCAATTCATGACAAACACAAATTAATGCAATTAACTTTCCGCCAAGACAATTAAATCCAAATGGTTGTGATGGCACAATATTAAATCCATTAACAAAATGTTTATTAGCAATTTTTAGTGGGGTTTGTTTACATTGAAAATATACATTTCTCGGTTTTATATTAATAACTGGTGAACCTAATTTAATAAATCCTACAAATTTTCCAGTAGTTTTTTCTCTAATACCAAAACGAGAAGACCTGCCAGGGGAATTGTCAGCATTAAAACTCGCTGTCAATTCTAACAAAGTGGTGTAGTCTTTTGTTAATAATTTCCCCTCGGCAGGTTTATCTGAAGTATGGACAATTTCAAATTCCATATCTTCAGGGGCAAGTTCCGGAGAATTAAAGAGATCATCCTCAGGACCAAGCCCAAATAGCGAAAGAGAGCTTGGTAGCCCTTCTAACCTCTTTCGCTTTTTATATCGATAATATGTTTCTATATCAGCAAATTCATCATAAAATCCAATATAATCTTCGTAAATATTTAAAGTTTCTTCTTTATTTAAATTCAACATCAGACATTACTTCCGTTAAACATGCTACCATATTTAATTCTTGGTCTGCGACAAAAGCCGCCTTATATTGATAATCAGCAAGTGATAGTATAATTGAAGGTAATGAAGTTTCAACTGCTGTAAGACTCAATGCGTCATATAATTTTTTAAAAATCTTTGTAGAATCATTATCTAAATTTTCAGTAACCCACCTTCTCATATCATTAAACTTTTTCTGTTTCAACATTCCTAATAAATTATCTATTGACTGATCAGAAATTGATGAAAGAATTCCAACATCAATTTTACCAGAAGAACCATACCGCTGAAGTTCATTCAAAACTCTGCGGAAATCTGGAAAAAATTTATTAATTAATTCAGCAACAACCTTCTCTTCAAATTCAATATTTTCTTTTTGTAAAATAGAAACAATTCTTTTAAAAAAATCTGATGCAATGGTTGGAGAATCCTTTTTACTAATTTTATAATCAATAACCGCACATCTTGAATGTATTGGTTCAATAATTCTATTTTTAAAGTTGCAAGTAAAAATGAAAGAACAATTAGAAGAAAATCTTTCTATAAATCCTCTCATAGCAGGTTGAGTTGATGCGGGATTAAGATAATCCGCCTCATCAATTATAACAACTTTTCTTCCTCCCGTCATAGAAACAGAAGAACAATATTGGTCTAATTTAGACCTTAAAAGATCAATTCCAGATTCTTCAGAACCATTAATAATAATATAATCAGATTCGGTTTCTCTACATAATGCAATTGCGGAAGTTGTTTTACCAACTCCTGCTCCACCAGAAAGCAAAAGATTTGGCACATGATTATTATCCACAAATTCTTGTAAAGAAGTTTTAATGCCATTGGGGAGAATACAGTCTTGTATTTTCTGAGGACGGTATTTTTCTACCCAAAGAATATCTTTATTCATTTACCAACTTTTGTTTCAGTAATTTCTATAAATTCTAACGTTTTATTTTCTTTCACAATTTCAGCTTCAGCAGTAGCTTCTTTTTTTGTTTTAAATACTCTAGTTAACGTCATTTTTGTTCCAACTCTTCTAAAAACTATATTAAAAAGTTTGGTTTGTTTTTGTGTCTTTTTCTTTTTCTTTGCAGCCACGATGCCTCCTAATTAAATTTTGAAGAAGATTCAGTAGCAATCCAATACTGAATATTTACTCCCTTTGCTTTAAAATGTGCAATACCTCTTGAAGAGATTTGAACATCATAATCATCTCTCATTAATTTTATGTTTTCATGTTTGAAAACAACTTGAAAAGTTTTATCTGTCGTACCAACTTCAATTCCCAACTCATCCGTTGAAGAATTGTTAACATCCATTACAGTAAGTTCCATTTTAGAACCATTTCCAATCACACCAACTTCAGGAAGATGTAAAACTGCAGACGCTCTCATAAGAGAATCTAAATCAACTTGAGTTAAGGTAAATTTGATTTCAGCTTCCGGAAATTCAATCTGTTTTTCAGGTGGGGCTACAAACATTGATGGATCAGCATATACGTACTTCACTCTCTTGTTACCCTCAATTATTTTAACATGATCAGAATTAAAATCAAAAGTCGCTTTATTGAACATTGCTAAAGTTCCAAGAAACTTATTCAATTCATAAACAGCGAAATCTTTAGGAAATTCTTCAGTAACTTCTGCTTGTGCGAGAATATTTTTTTGAGGGGAGACTGTTTTGAGAATTTTTCCTTGTTTAAATGCAAGAGATTGATTAATCTCAGAAAAATTCTTTAATATATTTTGTGTTTCGGTAGATAATTCCATAATATTTCATCCTATTAAATTATTGTTTAAACTTATATTCTATCATTAGATTTCTAATATGTCAAGTTATAATTTATTTTATTCTCCTTTTGGGAGATTTTTTTCTATTTTTATTTGACAGTTTACCAAGTTTCTCTTTTCTTTCTTCATGAAATGGTCTGGTTTCTAAATCCATTCCATGAGACGCATATTGTAATTTTCCAAGATCTTTCATTGTACCATGAAAAACATAATGTCCAACATGCTGTATTTCCATCCAAGGGCATAACCAAGTTGATATACCAATCTTTCTAACCATTTGACAAAACATATAATCTTCTGAAAGATAGCGATCTGTTTTATTTGAACTACCTCCAGGCATCCATTGATCATTATCTATGATAGTATCAAAATATGCATGAATATATCTATCTCCTGAAAAATGTTCTGTTCTATTATGATCTGGTTTATAACTAAGTTCTGGATAAGCCTTTCTATATTTTTCAAATACAGAACGATGTATCATCATAAATCCTGTTCCAACTTCCAAAACTTCTAATGGTTCATCTAATTTTATCTTTCCATCTTTGGTAGTTCCTGCAGGATTAAATACGAAATCTCCTGTATATTTTTCTAAGTCCATTGGGGTCGCATCACCCAAACCTCTATCAACTGCGTTACGAACTTTCTCCCAAGCAATTGTTTTTTTAGGATATGGCCCACCAACAATTG